GAGACATTTAGTAAGTCGGAGCTTCGTAATTTCATCGAACTTTGTAACGTCTCCTTTAGCGAGTCCATATATTGACTGATACCATCCCCATCGTTTGGCAAATTGAGTTGTTTCACTAAAGTCGCTGACAGGTTCTTGTCCTTCTTCATCTGCTTCTCCAAATAGTTCAGGGTAGCCGTCAGTAACTCGTTTCCTAAATTGTAAAAAAAAACCGATGCTGCAATGCAAACATCCAAAGGAGCGAACTGCATCAGCTCTTGATGGTCTTTACTTGGTTTGTACTCGTGTAATTCGTACTTGTCTTTAACTCGTGTTTTGATAGGACGGTACATAACCGCCATTGCCTTGTTATAGGTCTCCCAACTCTGCAAATGGCTCTCCAAATCTACGTACTCACCGAATGTAATCTCTTCAAGGTTCGGAATAAAACCAAAGTCAATATCCCCAACTCTAAAGGTCTGCTGAAATTTAGGCTTCTGACTAAACAATTCAACAAAGTGAGCTACCATTTCGTTGAGTGAGGTCATCTTAATCTTTGCTACGTCCGCTAAACGGATGCCGCAGAAAATCTCAATCATCTTTTGAGCTACAAATTCCTCATCATTTGAATTTTCCTGCACTTTTAGGAAATCTACATAGTGCTTTAATGGGATTTCGTTTAGTGACGTAGGTACTTTTACTTGGATTTCCATAATAATATAACGTTATTAATCATTTTTGTATTCTTGAGCAAGGACATATGAGTACGCTTGAGCTAACATTTGAGCGTGTTTGCGCATTGAGAACACATCGTCAAAGACAATATGTACTTTCCTGCCAGTTCGTTTGTAGATATATTCCTCAACGATTGCCTTCATACGAGGCAGCTCATCGGATTGCGTATTGTCCATAGTTTGAATTTAAGCCGAGATTCTCCATCTCGTGGTATCGAAGGGCATCTATAGCGTGGTCATTGCCTCCTGCAGGCTTATTTAGCCTTACTCCGTTTTTATCTACATCCCAACAATAGGAGCGAAGTTCTTTGATTAGGTTTGTACTTTGCTTGGTAACCAAATACTCCTGTCGTTGCATTACATCAATTCCGTAGATGATTGAATCCTTGCCTTTGGTTACTCCTTTAATCGTCTTTCCAAACCTACGTATCTCCTCGATGGATTTAGGCTCACTTGAATCAGCGTAGATAGTAACGGCAGACGGAAGTATTCTTGCAATGTCGGAGTTCAACATCCCTGTGCGGTAAACAAGTTCGTTTACTATTCGTTTTCCGTTCCAATTATACACCTCAATTGCAGAGGTAGGATCATTCGTGTATCCAAAGTCTAACCCTATGCCTATCAATCTTGCGTCATCAGGTAGCTTGTCTATCTCTTTCCAATTGCCAAAGACTACACCCTCAAGCATTCCTACCTCACCGAGTCCGTAAACCCTCCACCAGTTAGCCCAATAGTTACTTGTGACTGCCTTATCACGGTTCTTCTCTATCTGCCTTACTATGCTCTCATCAAGCGCCTCATTGTCTTTGTATGTAAGGATAATAAAGTCTGCGTCAGGTTCGTCTTTTAGTTCGGTGTGAACCCAAAACTCATTTGCAGGGTTGAAGTCAAGGTAGATCTCTTTCTTGGTACGGATGGAAAGCTCAAGGTAAGCATCAAAGGTTACGTTGTTGCACTCGTTGATGTACAAGATGTCACGTCTTGCTCCTCGAAGTTTAGATGCGTTATCAGCAGAGAAGAACTCCATCGTGCTTCCGTTGGCAAATTCGTATCTTAATAGGGTTGCGTTAAACCTGTCTTCTACAAACCTACCAGTCCACCGCATAATCTTGAGAAAGTCTTTCAGCGCACCTCTGCGAAGGTGTGGGATAGTCTCGGCAACTACTGATACCTCTAATCCTTTTTCACGAGCGCACTTATCTATCAGCACAGGCAAGATCCCAAACGTCTTACCTGCGGATGTGCCTCCCTGAATTATCTTAACTCTCTTTTCGAGTTCGTAGATTTTACGAATTGCCGTTGTTACCTGAAACATTAAAGTTAAATAGTGGTTGCTCGGTGACGATAGTGTTCTCGGTCTTCTCCGTGAGTCCGTTTAAACGTGCAGTTAAGTTAGCGTTGTACTGCCCTACCAAGCCTCCGTTGATTTGGTCTTGTCGGATTTCTCGCTTTATGTGTGTAGAGATAGCATAAAATTCGTCGTACGCTTTGTTTTGATTCTGAATGTAGTTCGATACGGTAAGGTCAAACTTATTGAAGCAGTAGACTTCGAAGCCTTCCATTGTAAGTGGACATTCGAGAGGTTCTGCAACCATATCACCAGTCCTTTGGTTTAGGTTGTATTTGTATCTTGGGTTTTCCTTTACCCATAGTTTGTAGCTTTTGAATAAATCTAAAAGATGTTCAGGGCTATCTATCTTTCTTGGTCTTCCTACTTTTGCCATTATTTATTTCGTGTTTTGTTAGTTGTATCATACATTGTGAGTGCCTTACTCCTAAATCAGGGAACTCTTTCACCATTGAGTCATCTGCTATGCATCTTTGTAGAAACTCTATTGGTAATTCTTTAGGTAGTGGAGTTATTGTAGGCATCTTTTACTTTCTTGAAGTGGTCTAAAAATTCGTCTTCGCTTATCTCTTCTAAACACATCAGTCCATCTGCATCGGTAAAGTATTCGATGAGGTGGTGTCCGTCTTTTCGTATCCTCGCTGACATTTCGTGAGCATACTCAATCAGGTCTCTTCCGTAGTCTAAAAGAAAGAATCTCATTTGTATTCTGCGTAGACCTTTTTCATTTTGTCGATAATCTCCATCCAACAAGTAGCACAAGAAGTAGGCTCTCTGCTGATTCCGAAGATACGGTTGTAAATCTTTAGGATTGCGTCTTGCTCACTTGGTTTTAAAGTGTCCTTGTACAATACATTAGTTTCAGTTAAATAGTTGTATTCGTCTTCGAGTAGGCACTTCGGATTGCGGTAAGGGAATAACTCATTGAGCTTCTTCTTACGTTCTTCGCATCCGCAGTCCTCACCTGCTACAAACTCTACTAACTTTTTGATTCCTGTGGCTTCCGTGATTTGTTCGATTGTATCACCTAAACCTGTTGCTTTTCTTTTTGCCATAATTATATTAATTCAAATTCTTCGTTTAAAAAGTCGGTATAATCATCGCCTACCGATTGACGTATTTTTTCTTTACAAGATTTTATAGTTAGGAAAATAGACTTTAAACTGATTCCTGTTTCATCTGCTATTTGACGCATTGGTTTTCTTTCGTCTTTGTATATCTTCCACAACTTTTGGTCGTACCAATTCCAACCTTTAATCTCCCATTCTATTCTCTCATAGATTCTCTCCAATGATTCGTGTTTTGCTATGACTGGTTCTTCATAAGATAAATCATAAACATCGTTTAAATCTAACCTATCCATCTTCTGCTTTCGGATGTGGTCAATGTAAACACTTCGCAACGTCAACCACATATGCCCTCTATTAATATCATCCGTTACTATCTTGTCTATATGATTTAAACGTAATATGCGGAGGTATGTTTCCTGTACGATGTCTTCAGCAAGGAACTCGTCACCAAATGTGCGGACTACTGATAGCCATTCTTTGTGGTGTTTTGCTAATGTAGTAATTTTGTCCATTGGTTAAATTCTAAACAAATATAAGACTATATTTTAATCAAACAAGTTGCACGCAAAAAAAGCCACCTGTTAAAGTGGCTCTAATCCGTTTAAATATACCTCTCGGCTAACGTAGTTATCTAACTTGTGAAGTGTTGACAAGGTGACGTCTTTGCCTTTGAGGAAGTTGTTTACTTGGAAGTGATGCATCTTGTATCCTAATAACTTAATGTCCTCTACGATTTGGTTTCGTGTTCGGGTAAGTAGGAGTTTGTGTATCTGCTTCCGTAGGTCTTCGTCATTGATGTACATATCAGAACGGTAGATCATCGTCAATACTATCTCCAATTGGCGCACGTTCAACTGGTGCTACATACGGCTCGCTAAATGCAGCGGAGAAGAAACTTCCGTTTTTGCCTTGCTTAACCCATAGAGCTACTTCCATCTCTTTTCCGTTAACGTTTACCTTTCCTTTGTAGTCAGGTTGTTTGTCGCTCGTCTTTTTGTCGTTCTTAAAGATTGCTCCTGTGTTTGTTTTGTTTTCCATTATATACTAAAAATTAAATTGATTACTAAAATAATTGCTACTGCCGTTACAAGTAGCATTGTGCAAATTGCTGCGAGGTATTCTTTTTCAGGGCTCATAAGTTTAAATTATCTTCGTTTATTAATTCACGGAGTTTATCTCTCCAATAGTCAGTTACTTCCATTTCTGCTTCAGTTGCCTCTCGGTTTTTAATATATCCGTGTTTAACTACCGAGCGCATTTCTTGGTCAAGCTCCCACATTGCGTTCTTCCATTTCCATCCATCGAGTGCATCTTGTAGTTCTTCGTGGTCGTCAAAGTGTAGTATTGCTTTCATTGTTCTTCGTTTACTATTTCTAATCTGCCATTAATTGAATAGCCAGTCAATCGAATCAACTGCTCGATGTGATAAATCAAATCTTCCATATCCACATCCTCGTGGTCAAATTCATAGCTTGCTTTATTGCCGTAGTGGGTTATTTCTATTTTCATTGTCTTGTTGTTTAGTTTACATTTCGTGTTTAGATATGTGGCAATTTTTACCCCTTATCCTTTTCCATATTGGTCAAGTGAATTAAAGCGGCTTTTTGGTTCTTTTTGTATTCGTGTTTTAAACGCTCGCAGTACAAAGCTGCATCTAACATCTCCTCCTGTAAGTGCGTAACCCAGTCAATGAAGTCTAAATCAGTTCGTGTTAACATAGTGCCGTACTTCTCTATTCCTCGTTGTGAGCGGTCATAAAACTTGCTCATCACTTTGAGTACGATTGGGTCTTCTACTTGTAGTTTCAGGTTCATAGGAATTTCATTAAGGTGTCGTAATACAATCTGCAATCTTCTATACGGTCTTTAATTTGTTGGATGACTGCTTCGTCTTTTTGTACGTAGAATACTTTTACTCTGCGGTTCTTTGGGATTTGGCTAAATTCGTGTTTGCGCAGAATCTCCTCTCTCAAGTCGTAGTCCTCTTCAATCTTGTGCAGTTTCCAATGCGCACGTCTAATCTCATCCTCTACCATATCAATCGGAGTGTCAACAAGGCAGTAACAAAGCATTGATTCTTGCTTACCAGTTAGCCACATATAGCCTTGCAGCTGATAGAAGTAGTCTTTGTTAGGGATTTCGGTATCAAAAAACGGAAACGTAGTAGCATCCCAACTTGATTTAACGTCAAGCAATACATCCTCCGTGTTTACGTCAGGTGTTCCCTTAATCCAATCGTTCTCGAAGTAGTCTTCGTTCTTGTAGATAAATTTGACGTCTAACACATCATTGACAAGTGAGATAGATAAATCCTCAACTGCGTTACCTTTGTCCGTGTAACGGCTTGAAAACTCCTTCCTGATGCCGTATTTCTCTTGTAACACGAGTTCGTGGATGTATGTTTTGGCGGTTTGGGATAGTAGCTCCGTTTTAGAGCGAGGTGTTGCCATAATTTTACCTATGGCAGAACACCGAATTTTGAGAGCTTTCATAGTGCGTTAAGCATATCAATTTGACCTTCAGTTAATGCAAAGGAGGATTCGAGTTTCTCTCGTGTAAATTCACCTTTGGCGATAGCTTGTACTGCTGCACTAAATCGCTTTTGATCAATAGCAGGCAGTTTCTTCTCCGTCTTTGAGTTGTCTTTTGAATCAGGGTCGGATTCAGTTTCGTCAATTAAGAATAAACCATTGAGAGCGTACTTACGAGCGTAGCTTGATGCCGTGCCAGTACATTGCTCCGATGACATTCCTTTGTGTTCTCCAAGCTCTGCAAAACCACAAACTGTTAGACTTTCACCTGAAGCATCTAAAATGATTGCAGTAGCCTTTAAAAATAGCTTACTACCTACCTCAACTATATTATCGGTAAGAATTAATTGTAGCTCGTGTTTTTGTAGCAATGGCTTAAGTGATTCGAGAATATGCTCTGCACTCCTGTACTTGTACTTTCCAAACGAGTTGAAAGAACCTTTAGGGCATTTTAGTTCTGCCTGAACTTTTAGTAAACTTTTCATAGCGTTTATTATTTCGTGCGTTACGGATGCGCACCCCCCGTTAAAATTAAATTAATTCAGGGTCACTTTCCCAAAGCTGAACACCGTTCATAACTTTGCAGAAATCTTCAATAGTTGGCTCAATTATTGAATGTTGTTCGTTGCCATAGGCTTGATAGCCTGCCTTTAACCAACCTTCCCAAACACATTCGTAAGGACACCACTCAATGCCATTCACTAAACGTGAATCCTTCATTAAGTCTGCTTTCGTATTACATTTTTTAAACACATTTTTCATAGCGTTGCGTTTTTGTTATATGCAAATATAATACTTATTTTAATTCTGCAATCTTTTTTTTATATTTTTTTATCAATTCTTTTAGTTCGTCAACTGACCATCTCTTTTGTAAATGCGCTATACCTTGTAATTCAATCAATTTTTCCGCCCCTATTCGTTTTTCTATACCAATTTGATAGTTTAGTAGGTTTCCGCTTAAATAAGTGTTGCAATGCTCGCATTGTAAGTGGCAGTTGTCTTCGTCAAACCTAACATTTGAGTGACCTCCTTGAGAGTAGTAGTGTCCGCAGTTTTTTTTGAGAGGTGGCTTGTCGCAACTTATGCAGTTCAATCCTTTGTCACGCTCTCTTATATACTTATTGAAGACTACCTGTGCTTCTTTTAACCAATCTGATGTTGTCTTTAGGTTATCTTTCATTCGTGTTTTAGTCTGCTTCCATTGCTTCTCTTTGGCTTCGGATACAAAAGCACGGACACACTCGTCTTTCAAGCAGTATTTATGATTGAAGCGGATAGGTTCAAACTTATCCTTGCAGTTCTTGCATCTCATATAAATAATTTTAATTGATTTTCATTCATTTTATTTTCACGCATTTTATCTATTGGAAACATCAAATCTTCATATCCAATTATTGTTTTTCCAACATACTTGTGGCAATATGAAAACCTTTCTAATCTTTTTTTATATCCTTTTTCTTTTGCATATTTAACATCAATTCGTTTTTTCATATTATGTGAAGTGCCAATCCAATTATCATTATTATTGAAGTATTCTCCTAAAGCAGGATTCACTGTTTTTATATATAAATCATTATTATTATTTAAAAAAATTCCACCTATAAAATTACATATTTTAGAGCCTAAACCTAAACCTTGATAATCTGGAGAAACAACTATTCTTGATATTGATACGCCATTAGGGTTATTATTTCTTGGTGTATTTAATACACAACATATTGCAATTGGATGATTGTTAAATTCAAACAAAAAACATTTTGCCGATTTATTTAAGTCTTCCGTTAAATAATGATGTTTTTTAAAGAAGTTCCAAGTTTTAGGTTCGACTCTACTAACTTGTAATTCGATTTTTGGTCTTCCGTGCCTTCGATAGTCACACCTTTCGAGTGCGCCTCCTTTTTGCGGTGAACAAGTCCAATCTGGCATTAACCACTCTAATATGTCATAATGACAAGATGCTAAAATAATTTTTTTGTTTACTCGTCTGATATATTTTTGTAATGCAAAACTCATTGATTTAGCCACATCTCTATCAACTACAGATGTGTATTCATCAACTAAAATAACTTCTCCATCTTTAGATGATGCAACTAAATATGCTAATGTTGCCCTATACTTTTCTCCATTGCTTAAAGTATGAAAAGGTCTTAACCAAGTTGGAATAGATGATAAACCCATTGATGTTAATACCAATGATGCGTCTTTAGGTTCTAACCAATCAAAATTACTAATCAAAGGTTTATCTATATCAAATTTGACATTTTTAAACTGACCAAGTGATTTTAAAATTGTTGTTTTTCCACTTCCGCTACTACCTAAAACTACACCTATATTCCATTCAAAATAATTTATTTTACTTATGTCATATAATATACTTACTGATGTTTCATTTCTATTTTGAATTTCAAAAGTATCGTATACATATTCTGTGTATTTATCATTGAGTATTTTTGATTTTAACAAAATTTTTTTCATAGCGTGTTTTTTTTAGTCTAATTCAATTACTTCTTCAATCCATTGGCGAAACAAAATCTGCAACTGAATTTGCTCGTCAAATATCTTACCTGCGTTCTCTCCGTCTATTCGTAGGATTTCTCTATCTACTCGTTGGATTTCTTCTGCAAGCATATTTGCTTTGCGTTTTAGTCCTTGTTTAAAGACATACTGGTCGTTTAAATCTTCGATAAAGTCTGCCAACACAGGAAGGAAGGCAGTTAATGCGACCAATTTTTTTTCTACTTTCATATTTTATTTTTTAGGTTTATATACGTTTAATCTTAATGCTTTGTGTTCGTCTTTTGTTAGTGGTTTTACGATTGTTTCTTTGATTAATTTTTGAAGTTTAGTCATAGCTCAACATTTTTGTATTTAATTTCTTCTTGTAATTCTTGGAAGGCTACTCGCAGTTGAGCGTTTCTTCTTGCCAGTTGGTTTAGCTCTCGGTTTAGATTCGTTATTTCGTCTTCAAGTAGGTTGATTACCTGAATCGTCTCAAGTAAATACTCCTCGCTTTCCTTACCTCCGTTGATGTAGTCTTTGGCATTAGGCTTGTCCTTTTCTAGTTTCTCTCTAACGTTCTTGATTCGTTCTTTAACAGTCCATACGGTTGTCTTTGCCCATAGTATTTTAAGTGATAAGTCCATTTTAAAAAGGGTTTTGGTTTGCTAATCTACGGAGTTTATCCGATGTACTTTCTATTTGTCCGTCTTTTGGTATGACCATCTGCTTCTCGTTTGGTCGGAATGGCGCTAAAGGATCTACTCCGTTTATTTGGAATCCGATACCTGAATTGAAATCACATATCACAGGAAAATCCATCTCCGTATGTTTACCTCCAGTCTCCATATCCTTGACCTTTTCTACTTGAATCCAAGTTTTGTACTTATGTTCGGGATGTTTAATCAATCGGTGAATGACTAACATATCATCGCAGCGGTTAGTAAAGCTCTTACCGCCTTCAATATGGTCTTTTAAAGGTGCTTTTAAATGCCCTTTTAACTCTCCTTCTGCATACAAGTTACCTCCTCTACCTGATTCGGAGTTAGGGTGCGTGTTTATGTAGATTGTCATTCCGTTTTGATTCACAAACTGACGTGCCTTATTCATAAATTCGTAGTTACCTGAAAAGCTCATCTCACGGTCTAAACCTGTAAATGGGTCTATAAGTCCTACATTAGCACCGCTCTTCTTAAATAGCTCAAGTATCTCATCAGGTTTGTACAATTTCGAGTTGTCTATGAACGTAAAGAACTGCTCCAAGTACGCAAGATCACCGCTGATTTGATTGTGGCTTAATTTACTGAAGTGCTTGCCTCGGTACATTTGAATCATATCTCGCAGGATTTGACCTTTCTGATTCTCGCCTGACCAAATGCAGAACGTTAGTCCGTGTTTAAGTGCAAGCGTAATAAAGTACCAGTTAATCCAATACGTCTTACCAACGTTGTCGTGTCCTAAAATGATGTTTAGTTGTTTAGGCTTGAATTTTAAATGCTCATCCAAAAAGCAGTCAAGTCCGAGTCCTTGTTTGATTTTACCATCTCTAACATCGAGTAGGTATTGTAGTGAGTCTCCTTGTTTTAGTAGCATCAGTTATTTTTTAGTGCGGTTAATAATCTATCGTTTTCCTTTTCAAGCCAATTAGCGTTAAATCCTTTCCACGAACGCTCTACGCATTTTCTTAAAATATGGTTACGATCTCCTCCGTGTTTTTGTACTTGGCTCATAAATGAGTTGAACGCAGTTTCAGTATTTACGGCTTTCAATTGTTTACGAACTTCCATCCATTCAAGAGACAACTTTTCGTCAAATCCGTTTTCAAGTAGCGAAGCTAAAAAGCTATATTTATTATTCTTTTCATTCTTTTCATTCTTGTTTGTTGTTAGTTGTTTGTTAGTCGCTTGTTGATTGTTTGTTAGTGGCTTGTTAGTCTCATCGTTTTCATCTTGGTAACATTCATATTTTGAGATAGTTACGATAGTAAATTGGCTTGTTGATTTTACTTCAATTTCGTTAGTCTTTTCCAACTTTTTTAAAATGGTTCTAATCGTCTGAATTGATATACCAGTAGCGTTAGAAATGTTACCTAAAGACGAAATGAACTGACCTCTTTTTACTTCAATGCCTTGCCATTTACCATCCTTGTGGTTAGCTTTTAAAAGCATATAAATAAACAAGTGTACTGCCTCCGATTTATTGAACCATTCCCACTCTAAAAACTTGCGATGTATTTTAATCCATCCGATCATAAAAATATTTTAAAATTTTAATCAAGTCTGCAACCTCTTCTTTTTCAAATGTTAAATTTGAATTTGGTTTTACAATTAACTTACCAGTCATTTCTCCAATGTAGATAGTAAATTCATCTTCATTTAATGTTACAAAAGAATCTTTTTCAGTCATAATATAATTTTTAGTCAATAAAAAACCCCTGCATCTCATCGCGGCTGGACTTGCGAATCAATACAAGGGTCAATAATACCTTAAGAGTTTATGGTGTCCAGCCAACTCGTCTACAAATATAACGTATAACTATCAAAAAAGTTGCATCAGCTATAAATTTTTTTCGTATTTACCTAATTTTATGTGTCGCTGAATCTTCTTAAACTGCGTGTACGTTTTTGCCTTTAGAACGTCTTTAACCAAGTCAGGTGAATCATCGTAGTAAGGAAGAGTTGCACCGTATAAGACCTCGTCTATTCGCCTTGTAGCTATCTTGTAGTCTTCGTATCCGAACCTGTGAAGGTCTTCGTGTTGACGTAGTCCGTGCAGGATGGTAGCGTGATGTTTACCACCAAACATATTTCCTATTTCGGTTAAGGTGTAGTCAATTTTGCGCAGTTCGTTGTAAAGGTAGTACCTGCGATATATGTAATCTCTACTTCGGTTCTTTGATTTTAAGCCGTATTCATTAATCAGGCTTTCTATAATTTCTACTTTCGTCATTTCGGTTCGATTGGTGTTACTATAAATTTTCCGTCATTGTATCTGCCTGTCACAAGTAAATCGTGTTTCTTCCAATAGGCTAAAGACTGTGATGTGAGTATCCATTCCTGAACTACTGCCAGTCCTATTTTGTATGTTAGTTTGTATCTCATAGCTTTTCTAATTCGTGTTTTACTTCTTTCCAAAAATCTATTATTAATCTATTTTGCCAAGCATTCTCGTGTAAAGCCTCAATTAATTCATCAACAAATAAACCTGCACATTTAATTGAATCATCGTATAACTCATCGTGCATCAACACGGATGAAAATTGCTCTACTAATTCTATTGCTTTTTCTCTCGGTGTCATATCTCTTGCATTTTAATTTCACAAATTCGGTTGTATAAGTCGTGGTTAAATGATGTCCAAAATCGGTTCACTTGGTAGTTATTAAATGCCCCACATATAGCCCTCGTCGTTGTAGGCTTCAACGTAGGCATCTTCAAACGTGTTGGATTCGTAAAGTCTCTCAAGGCATTCATCGCATTCTCTTGTTTGTTTAATTGTAAGTTTTTCATCGTAGGTTTTTTTAGTGATTTTGTAATGAGCGTAAGCATCGTAGATTTTAATTTCATATTCAGCAAGGATCTCTCCGTTAGTATCCGTGTCTCCTTCGTCGTGTATCGTTACCATCAGGTAAACAAAATTAAGTCCGCTTGGTGAGTAAACATCAAAGTCTTTAAGTTCAGGTACAATCATTTTATTTGAATTTGTCGTTATAAACGTGGTTAACATATTTGTCAAATGACGGCTTGAGTTCGTAGGTCTTCTTTTGATACGTTTGGTTATCTCGTGTTTTTGCATCTAACACTGGGTAAGTGTTCGTTGAAGCTAACCAACATAAAAACGCAAAGCCTAAAACTGCCGTAACTGCACCGCCTAAAATTTGTCTCTCGTCCTGATTCAATCCTTTGAACCAAATTGTAAATTCTTTAATTGTTTTCATTCTCTTCAATTTTATCTAAAATGTTTACTAATGCACCCCATTGCGCTTGAGTGTGTAGCGTACCTCTGTCATCATAACCGAAGTATTTACGTTGTTCTTGAAGCTCTGCGTAAAGCTCTCTTTCTTCGTTGAAGATTAGTTCTAAAATTTCGTCTTTTGTCATAGCGTTTAAAATTAATGTGCGTTACCGAGTCGCACCCCTCGTTTTTAAATTACTTTTCTGATTGTTCTTGCTCTTTCTCTTTGATTAAGTATTGAGCAAATTTTCGAGCTTCTTCTAATGTCCATTCAATTTCCATAGCGTTATTGTTAATTGGTTACGAGGGTAAAATTATATTCTTATATCGAGATACGCAAACTTATTAACATATTTTTTTAACATTTTTTTTCTTGAAGTTAAAATTTGTAGTGTTTACAAGTGTTTCAGACGCAAACTTTTTTTCACTTTTTAATGTTTTACCCTTATTTTATGACAAAATTCGTCAGGTTTTACCCTTACTTTATGACATAACGTACCCTATAAGGTACAATATATTGTGATTTCGTCCTTTTTATGACAAATTATTACCTATCGGGTATAAATAATCACACTTTAAAGTGGGTTTTATGTGTAATATAATATGCAGAAAGTCGGAATTTTGCCGTTTATGCAAGTTATAACTAACAAAAAAGCCCCCAATTAAGGAGGCTCTTCGCTATGAATAAGTGGCAGGTGTCACAAATTTACTAAAAGATGTGAGATAAACGTGCTATTTGTCCGTGTTTTTTATGATGCAGGAATCCTTCGATAGCTTTCGGAGCGTGTTGATAGCCGTTTCGGTGATGCCATCCGTCAGTTCCTGATGCAGAACGCAAAGATTCTACGGTTACACCTTGATAGTCCTTACTTTCTTTATGGTGAATATGGTGCATATAAACGTACCTGTGTTTAGTCAAGCTCCAATCCATAGGAAACTCGGTAGCCAACAAAAGCGGTAAGTCCTGCTGCTTCGCTCCATCTCCGTGAGTAGTTCCGATTAAGTTCTCTCCGTATCGATAAGCCTTGCGATGTTGAAGAGAGCAGTCGAAAGTAATGTTTGCAGCTTGACGAAAATGTGTTTTGATACAATCAGCAAGAAAGAATCCGTGAGTGTAATCGTGGTTAGAAGGATTGAACACAAAATGCACATCAGCCAAAGCAATGAGTTTTTCAAGTATTTCAACATATAATTGTTTTGCGGTTAGAAAATTACGATACCACATCCCATCGGTGTCTTGTGGAGTGCCTGACGTGGTAGTTCGTCTTGGAGTATCTATGTGTAGAATATCGTTTCCACCAACGAATAAAATCTTATCTATATGAAAGCCTGCGGACTTGTCTAAAATGCCTTGTACACCCTCTAAAACGCGTTGTACTGCTATTTGAGAGTTGTAGTCTTCACCAGTTTCAAACGCATCGCATAGTTTTCCTATGTGGATGTCAGCAGGGTCTATGACTAACAAGTGTCCTTCAGTTCCTTGTGTTCGTGTTAATGTAGGGTAATGCGGAGAATGCTCGGTAATGGAGTTGATTAGCTCATCTTTAAACTTGTCAAAGTTGTCTTGTTGTCCGTTAAAGTTTGGATTTTTAAAGAATAGTGATGCTTCTTTGTTTTTTATCCATCCGTGTTTGACGTCCTTTTCGTCTAACCCTAAAGAGTTTGCTTCTTTTTTTATAGCTCGGTACTGATGGACTATATCCGCTTCGTCTTGTTTTAACCTGTATCGGTATTGCTTCATAAAGGGTTTTTAAAGTTCTTGAGCAGCCAGTTTGTTATCATTCCTACTACAAATCCTAAAACTAACAATAATATGTTCGGTTTCGTGTTTTTACGTTTTTCGGTTTTGTACTTGACTACCTCTACTTTTTCAATCATTTTCAAGGTATCTCGCTTAAGTCTATATTCAATTCGTGTTTGTAGCCTCGGTTTAGGCACGTAAGAACGCTTGTAACGAACTATTGTATCTTTTTGGACTAATACCTTTTCCCAATAAATTGAGTCTCTTAAAACGTACGGAATTGAGTCTATCGAATTTATGACAAAAGTGTCGGATACCTCCTCGCAGCGGTAACCTTTTTTCATAGCCTTACTCAAATGATAGTTAGCCGAGCAGCTTGTCACAATTATTGCAAGGATAAGTGCCTTATTTAGCAATCTCAAAGTGCATCCAATCATAGTTCTTTTCTTTACCGAGTGAAATAAATCCGTGTTTGTAGAAGATGTCAATCATTGCCTTGTATTCAGGACGAGCGAACCTTGCCGTCTTGCTTGTTTCCTTGAGGGTGTTTCTCGCAGGGTCTAAATCAATAGCAATGCCGAAAGCGTGCTTACTCCAAGACGTGCCACCTCTCATCTTGCGATAGTTAAAACATCCTCCGTAAAGGTCTATTCCTAACTCAACAATACGTTCATATCCGTAATGTGCTAAAAGTTCGTTAAACACGCTTAAAAACGCATCAGCAACCATCTTGTGGCAACGCATCTTTGTAACTTTCGTGTCTAAATCCCAAGCAATACGCATAGGATAAGGCAGTTTGATTGTAGTTAGATACGTACCTGATTCGTTAGGTAGTCCGTATTTCGCTATGGCTTGTGCGGTTGTCAGCATTTGTCTTGTTTTTTCTATAATAAACTGGACTTTAATAAACCCCTGCAACATTATCACAGGGGGATTCTCGGTGTTCACCTATGGAGAGCAGTCGAGTGGAGTTACTTCAATTCTTCTACTTGCTCTTTGCTACGCTTAACAAATTGCATAAATTTTTCCCAAACATTGATACCAGTTACCGAGAAGTAGTTTTCGTTAATGCTTTTCATTTCCGTGAATACGCAAAAGGCAGTAAATGCTTTTGTGAGCAGAAGGTCTACCGAAATGAAGTAGGCTAATAAATCAGCAAGGATAAACTTTTCAAGTAAAAAGATAAATACTATCGCTCCACTATACAAAAGGCTTTTAGAAATCGTATTTGAAAGCCTGCGTGAGCTTATTGAACACCATCCGTTTTTCTTTACGCTGCGCCATACTCCGAATCCCATATCTAAAATGATAGTAGCAACTGCCATTAGTACCATAGGCTTTACAGGTGCGAGTACGGCAAATAGTGAAAACACGAATAATAAGGATTTAGATTTCATTATTCAGCAGGTGTATAGGTTATTTGTTCAAGCTCTAATAACTGCTCACGAATCTCGATGAAGTTCGGGTCATTCAACACCTCGATGCCTACGATAAAGCGGTTGCTGCCATCCTTTACAAATAGCAGCTCGCTTGCGTTATTCTTGTAACCATTCAATGCTTTGTATTGGTCTTCGTTGGGGTGTAGAACTATCATAGTGAAGATTTATAAGTGTTCCAATCTGCGATAAATGCCGAGTGCTCTGCAATCATTGAAGCTCCCATTCCATAAGCTGCGCAAGTGTGCGTGCTAGAATTTGCTCCTGAACGCAAAATCCATTGATTAGCTGAAGCAATGCTCGCTGACGTTTGAACTACTACTTGTGCAGCTGTACTATTGTACGCAGTTACTGCTGTTGAGGATGTTCGGTGTATTGATTTGGTGTTTGCCGTTGAGTTAATGTCAATGGAAGGCACGGCAGGATTCGAACCTGCATTGATACGCTGTGAGACTAATGTGCCTAATGCTATCGAGTTGATTCCACTTGTTGTATTTCCGTCAAATCTACCCGTACCAATTGCGTGAGTAAAGAAGTAGCGGGAAGCGTTGTTCTGCGTGTACTGCACCCCTTGAGTTGCGGGGTTGTAATTCGTGTCAATGTAGCTACTCGTTCCGTTGCCTTGTAATCCACCATTGCTTACAAAAGTAGGGGTATTAACGAGCGTTGACTGATTAGCGTTAGGGTTCTTCCAATTGAGCGTGCCAAAGTCTGCACCACCATCTTGAGCGAACACATAGAATACGTCAAGTTTTGCCCAAACACCTGTAGACTTTAAAGATGCAAGAAGCGTGTTTTGCTTGGTTCTTACTGATTCACTCGGTAAAGAATAACCTAAAGCAGTTGCCCTATCTAAAACGGCAGTATATTCAGTTTCGTAAGCAAATCCTACTATATCAGTTAAACCTGCCCAAGATTTTTTATGGGAATCACCCCAAGAAATGGAGTTGTTGACTGCGCCTTGCCCCCAACCTATTGCGTTGTTGCCTGCGCCATCTCCCCATCCGTTGCTATTTGCCATTTTCTTGTTTGCTTAAATAGATTCGTAATTTTTCTACATTCGTGTTTTTAGGGTTATACTTCAAACCCTTCGGTCTGTTCTTTTTCATATAAACCAAGAGGTATAATTGTTGGTAGTGTCAGGGTACATATCTTGGTCAACGTTTTGATTGTATTCAGGGAATAAGTCTTGGTTGAAACTCATATAACTGATAAAACGCTCCGTGTAGTGTTGAGCAATTTGTCTCTCTTTCTCTAACAAGAAGTCTACTTCGTTTTTCTCTACGTTTTCAGCATTCTCGGACGAGTGCTTGTAAACTCCTTTGTTGGCAATTGTGTAAGCTGCGAAAGGAAGATACTCAACGAGACTCCAATGGATGAGCATTGGCTTAACGTATGTTTCTACAAGGCTCTCGTAGTTACCTGTAAGCGTACCTGCGATAATTAACGTTTGTAGCTTCTCAAGTAATTTCGTGCCTAAATAGGTTTGTATGTGGATGTCCTGCGCAATCTTAACGAACTGAATAAACTTGTCAGTATCTACGTTGCCGTTGACTGCGGTAAAACGAACTATATCGTCTCTTGTTATAAGTAGTGCCGTTGCCATTATTAATCGTTTTTAGGTAAGTAGCCTCTATCAGGCATATCAAAAGGACGAGTAGAAACCAAAGCCTCATTCTTTACAATGTAGCCTAACTTCTCTGCCTTGCGAACTGCTACTTGCTTTAATTCTTTGCTACCTACGTTCAATGCCTTGCCTGAAAAAGTTGCATACACTTGTTTATTCCATCTATGGTGACAATTAGCACCACCTTTGTAAAGCCAAATGTCATAAGTTGCAGCACCACGAGGGCCGAATCCTGCGTTGACTTGTTGACCACTCATTTTTTGGATGTCCTCTTTGCGGTAGATTTTTTTAGCATCCATCATCTTGTTGCAGAAGTCTCTACCTTTTCCGCTTTTACCGCCAGTCTTACCTTCGTAAACATAGCGAGTAATAAACTTGATTCCGTCAATAACCTTGTCTTGCTTCGATGTGATGTTAGGACGAGCGTCTCCTGTGCTTACAAAGTTCCATACCTTCGACATTAAGGTAGGTTCAAGCTCTTTAGAGAGCATTTCGTTCTCTAACTCATCGGAATCATAGTCCACAGGTGCTTCGTCTATTAGAAGCCAATTCTCGTTAGGTGTTTCACCAAGTGCGATAAGCTGCTCGGCTACTTCTTTTGGCATATGTGCGCTTAACTCCGTACCTGTTTCCTCTGCAACTTGCTCTTCGGTTACCGCATTTTCCAAGTCTACAAACTCAAGCGGCTTGAGAGTCTTGAAGAATAGGTTTAAAGAGATGTTGTTAAATGATAGAATCTTGTCAATGGCATCAATGATCTCCTCTTGGAAAGGCTTAATCACCATATTGTTGAACAAGATAAACGAGTTCTCAAGCTCATCAGCGTTAGACGAGAATCCGTTAGACGATGCAACACCAAAAAGAAGCGGTGACGTGACGTTATGTCCGAGCATAATCTTACGCAAACACTCTTCAGATAAATACGTGTAGTGTTCAGGTGCGTCATTCAAAGGAATATCCTCAACCGTAGTACGAGTATCCATATTGTCGTTGAAAGCTACGATTACTTTCTGACCTTTACTACCAGTCAACTTACCGAGAACCTTTGCGGAGATGATTTCTTGCTGCTCTAATGTAGGCACTCCGTTGTTGAAGTTGACTACTTTAGTTCCGCTGAATCCGTTTTGTACTTCGTTGATAAGATAGTCGGATACTTCTTCTTCTAATAGTGTGTAAGGTACTGCTCCCTGATAGTCAGGATACGCATAATACTTCATTCCTACGGCATAAGGCTTTGAGAATAGTATTTCTACCTTCTCATTGGTAAATCCAAAGGCAGAGAAGCGTTTAGGCACGTATTTCTTTACGTCAGTCCAATCGTCCGAGTAGTAGTATCCTTCAATCTCTCCGTCTTTATTGCATTTTTCAGCACGTAGTAAGTTTACCGGAATGTGGTAAGCCTTTAGAATCTTGTCGTGCTTGTCGTTGTAGTGTACTTGAATAGCAAACTGACCGAATAACTTGCGATCAAAAACAATCTTACGCAAACACTCCTTCGAAATCAATGTCATCATTTGAGCGTACTCGTTAGGCTTGCGGTTAGCGTCAGTAGCTGACAATCCTTTGCCGTAAATCAAACGAGCAATGTTATTGATAATTGCGTTGTTGGTTGTGGAGTTCGTGTATCGGTCAATTAAGAACTGATACGCGTTGTTATCCTCTCCGTAATCTACCCAAGCCTCACGCTTGCTCTCCTGAATAACGGGAGTAGTGTAAGCGGATAGATTTAAAACGTGTATGTTACTCATATACGATGTATGTATTTGCGGTTGTGTTAGAAGTGTACTCACCTGAATTTACCGAGAAGTTCACGATGTTTTGGTCAGTACAAAAAATTCGGTCTTTGTAGACGATGTCAGTTCCTTGTTTTAGAACCAAGTCGTAGAAGTGTCCTTCTTTTAATGCGAAGGATGCAGTAATCGTGTTTACGTAGTCTCCTTGCGTTGAACTGGTGATTGTAATAGTTGCAGGTGTGTTTGTTTGGTCATCCGTTAGAATCATTGTATTGAATGAACCTCTCGGAATGAATGAGAACGTCTGCGCTGATGTAGATGTAGTTAAAACTATCATACTATAATAACGTTCAGAATTGGTTTTGTTTCCAAATAAAAAAGGCAGACCGAAGCCTGCCCTTTAACGCTATGAAAAAAAGATTAAGAAGCAACGATGGTAGTAGTCGCACCAAATACTGCTGCTGCATCTCCTACAAGACCTGTAGCACCTGTTTCAGAAGTTGCATCAAGTAGATTAGCAAGGATTTTTTCAGTACCTACAAAAGTCAATGTATAACCTACGAGGTCACCCATCGCAGTACCATTTGACACGTTAGCAGTAGTCAACTCCATTCCGTGTTCTAAACCTGCAAGGAAGAATTGGTTGTTACGTGTTTTGATTACTACGTTAGGACGTCCGTAAGACAATAACTTAACCGTCTTGTGTGTAGCAGCATCTTGTTTCTTTAATACAACTGACAAAGTTTGCTCTACAAATGAAGTTCCGTTCTCACGTGAAGTTGTGATTACTTGGTCAAAAGAGTTCGTACCTTTAAGTTGGTATTTGTAAAGTGATGTTACGTTTGCAATTGCTCCAATTGTATCCGTTGTAGAAACGTAAGTTACGTCAGTTGGGAAAGTATAGTCTCCGTAGTTAATGAAGTAGATAGCGTCAATACCGCCTACTACGTCTTTACATACTTCGAGTCTACCTGTTGTTATTTCGCACATATTTTTTAGATTTTAAATGTTATAAAAAAGGGAGGAGCGAAAACCCCTCCCCGATTATTTGAAATCAGCTAATTTTAGTTAGCAGAGTTTGTGATTCCGTAAGTAACAACGTCAGAAGCAAAACCGTATTTAGCATCTGCAGTAAAACGCATAACTACACGTACGTTTTGTGAGCCATCGATATCACCCATATCTAAAACCTTAACTTCGTTCATATCGTTCAACAAACCAGTTGCGAAGTACAAGTTAGATTTTTGTGCAAGCAATGCAGTGTTGTTAGCAAGACCGTTAGCCATAAAGATACGAACACCATCAAAATACAAGTCGTTCAATACTTGGTTTGTACCTTTGTTATCGTAACCATTAGCACCTACACCTGAAGCAGCGAAACCACCCAATGCACGTACATAAGCACGATAGATGTTGTTAGATACATACAAAGTAAGGTCTTCTTTTCCGTAGATAGCAGCAGGACAAGCATCAACGATAGAACCTAATTGAGCAATAACGTTAGAAGCATCTACTGTAGTACCTGCAATCTCTTGTGCAGCTGGCAAAGTAGCATCAGTAGTCAATTGTGTCATAATACCTGCGAACTGACCTGCAGTTGCGTTAACACCTCTCCAAATTGAAGTCTCCATACCTGCGGCAACTTTCTCGGCAGCGTGTGCGATTAAGAAGTCAGCGAAAGATTTAGGAAGTGTGTCAAATGCAGAGTAACCCATTTGAATGGCATCCCAATCGGATCTAAAGTCTGACTTGCATAATTGCAAATTTACTTGGAAGCTCTCGGGCTGTAACACTCTCTCTGTCAATGTAACTGAAGAGGTAGGGTCGAAATCGCAAGATGCGTTACGGATGATGTCATCTGTAGCCACACGCTTAATTACTTGCTTATATTTGACGTTAGGCATAATAGTGATACCGCCTTTGTCAAGGGTTGGAGCAGACAATAAAGCTGCTGCGATGTACTTACCTGCAAACTCACCAGCATATGTTGTGCTGATGCTTTGAGTAGTCGATAGATTAATTTTTTCCATTTTATTTAATTATTTAATTTCGTTTTATACTACAGTTAATGTGATTGCGCCTGCAGAAGTTCCCATACCTGATACATACCAGTTAGAACCATCACAATTCAATTCTACGAAGTCACCGATTGTGTCAGCAGAAGCAGAGAAAGTGATTGTGTTTTCGTCAGCAGCAGGAACAAGTGTGCTATTGACAATAACACCACCTTGAATTTTGCTTGTAGCTGCTTTGATAGTCCAAGCAGTAGTTGCAAATAAAGCACCTACAACAAAACGGTATTGATGTCCTGAAGCGTCAGCAACGGCAGGAAGTGTAACTTGCGCACCTGCAGCAGCGTTAAGAATAAATACTTTACCGCTATCTTCAGCAGTTAAAGTTGTTGCACCTGTCAATGTTTCAATTACGCCTACTTGACGTAAAACATCGTTAGATACTGATGTAAATGTTGTACTCATTTTTTTTGGTTTTTTAGTTATTAAATATTATTGAATTTCTCAAGGATTGAATCCATTGTAGAACGACTGCGATTTTTAGCAAGGCGCATTACTTCTACTTTAGTTTCGTTTTCAGGGTTGAATGAAATAGGTTTAGGCTCTTCGCTCAATTCAACTGGTGCAACTTCTTCTGCAACTTCAGATGATAATACGAGTTTAGCTTTCAACTCTTCGTTTTCTTTTTTCAAGGCTTCGATTTCGCTAAAGAAAGATTCTTTAGTTACTGATTCGATGATTTTCTTTGCAGTAGGTGCAGCAGCCATTTCTTCTTCAGGCATCTTACCTGTTTCAACTTCAGCTTCAGGAGCTTCAACTTCTACCTCTACTTCTGCTTCAGCAGCTTCACGGATGTCAGCAATTACACCTTCTTCGATTACTACAAGGATACGCATATCCTCAAGTTCATACTCACCTACAGGAAGAGCAATGCGTTGTTCGTCTTCAGTTAGGATAAACACAGGTTGACCTGCTTCGAATACTTCTGCTTCAAGCATAGATACACCATCAGTAAGGCGCATAGTTTCCAACTTCACTTCCATTCCAAGAAGTGTGCGGACTTTGTTTAAGAGTGATTTTTCGTTCATTTGTTTTTATTTACCTATTGTTTTAACTGCATCAACAGCACCTTGAATAGCTGTATTAATTTCTTCTGCAAAAGCATAACCATCCATAAGTTGTTTCCAAGCGGGTAATTGCTTTACATCAACTCCTAAATCATTAGCTTGTTTAGTAATTGTAGTTTCTAATTTTCCTAACATATTAGTTATGGTTTTTGGATAATCTTTACCAACTAAAATGTCTTTATATGCAATATTTAATGCAGTTGCATTTTTTTGAACGGTTGCTCCAAGTCTTGAGTATTTAGGCACATTACTCGTTAGTGTCTTAACAATAGATGCAATCTCATCGGTTGTTGCTAATTCAACTTGATGTGAAGCAAGCTCCGTAGCCTCTTCTTTAAACAACTTGTTGTAGATAGATTTTTGTGTGTTCATATGTATATAACGTTTTATAGATTACTTGTTGCGTTTTTATCCGTTTTGACGTACTGTAGTTCTCACTCCGCTTACTATAGTTGTAGTCACTACATCAGCAGTTCCTTCCGTCTTTCCAATGCCTTGTGCCTCTAAACTTCCGTCACAACATTTTGTAGAGTATTTTCCGTTTGAACATAGGCAGCCTCTTCTTGCTCCTGCTCTTGGACTTGCCGTACTTGGTGTTTTGAATTTGCTCATAATTAACCTTTTATTTTTTGAACGTATCTTAAAATTTCAGTAAGACGAACTCCGTTTTTTTCCATCTCTTGAACTTCTTTACTACTATTAATTTCTTGCAATCCAATGCCAAGTTCTTTTGCAGTTTCTACAACTTTATCGTATTGTTTTGCGGTAGTCAACGCACCTCTATCAGCTTCAGCTAATTTAGCTCCTAATTCACTTGCGGATTTTTTTATAGCTTCGACCATTTTTTCCAATTGAGCAATGTTCTTATTATCTACGTTTATATTTGTTTTAAACGTGTCAAACATACCTAATTGTACTTCGTGTTTTGTTAATTGTACTTCTTGTAACTCTGCTGCGTTACGCTCCATTTGAGCAATTTTGTTTAGGATATTGTTCATCGTTTTTATTTTAGTAAGTTTTTAAGTTGTTCAATGATTGCGTGTTTCTCTTGCTCCTCACGAGGTGAATCAGGCATCTTGTCAGCAAAGTATCCCTCAATAGAGAATCCTTTTATCTTGCCTTCTTTTACGTCTTGCCACACCTCATCGTTGTCCACCTTCATAGAAATCATCCAAGTTCCTTTTGGTAGGTTGAATCCGTACAACTGGCTTTTGTCCATCTTTTCGTCTTCGATTAGCCACGATTCTACTACGCTCATTCCTTTGATAGCGTCCTTGTGTTCGTAGGTAGCGTTGTTCTGATTGCCTTTCTTAAAGAATAACTCCATAGCTTGACGCACGGTGTTCTCTGAAAAGTAAATGTAAAACTCCTCCTCTTTGTTTCTGCGGTAAATCTTCTTGTTAGGGATAAGAGCAGCACCCATTAGGATACGTTTCTCGGTGTCAATTTCTTTGAGTTCTACTTCGTGTTTTGCTAACGCGATGAAGTTCTCCTCTATGGCAGGTGCTTCTACCACGGATACCGCATTGATGCCGCCTTGTAGGTCTTTTTCGTCAATGATTAGCTCTAATACATTCATAATAAAATAACGTTTTTAGGTTACAATGTTGCGTTTTTAATTCTATTGCGGTCAAGTGCCTGTGCAGATGTGACCTCACCACTTACAACATACGCTTGAATTGGTTGTTGTTGTATTTGTGCAAGCTGATTCATTCCTGAATTGCCTACGACATTAAATGATGGAGACATCACACCACCACCGCTACCTGATGGAGAATTTAATGAAGATTCACCACCACCACTACCGCCAAATTTAGCAGCAGCAATTTTAGCAATACCTGCCGCACCGAAAGCAGCAGTTAAACTCGCCTGTATAGCAGGATAAGCAGGCATCACAGCGGTTATAGGTGATTTTTGTGCAGTCTTCCAAGCCTCAATTGTACCTTCAATTGTTGCGATAGTAGATGAAGCAATCTTTGCAGCCTTATCTATGTTGAAGGCAGCCTTTGCTTGACGCTCATTACGCTGACCGAATAATTCAGTAATGCTTGAAATTAAAGCTAACGAATCTTGTGCCAATGCAACCTTCTGCTCATTTACCGCCTTGATATCTTCGAGGTCTTTTTTGAGCATTTCATCGTCTTTGCGCTCTTGCTCTTTACGTAATTGCTCCTCAAGTTGTGCTTGCTGAATGTCTAACGCTTGCTTCTGTTCGTTGTAAGCAATCTCTGCATCTAATCTTGCTTGAGTTCCTTCTTTATGGATGTCAATTTGCTCTTGTAATCTTGCCAGTTGCAACTCACGTTCTTGCTTTGAGATATCAATGAGCTTTTGAATTTTCCTATCTTCTTCTTTGATGAACTCTGCCTCTGCTTTTTGACGTTCTATGCTTAAAGTTACTTCGCTTTCAGTTCGTGCTTTGATAAGTTCATCTGCCTCTTTTTGCAATGCAAGGTCATTTGCTAACTGCTCTGAACGTAGTCCTTGAATCTGCGCTAAAACACCTTCACGATTTGCTTGTGCTTCAGTAAGTGCTACCTGATTCTCTACAGTCTTGCTCTTGTTGTATTCCATTTGAGCTGCCTGAATCTGCAAATCTGCTTGACGCAACATTGCTTTCTCTTGTTGGTCTAATACATCTTTTAACTTGTTGTTTGCAGCAATTCTTTCGGGTATAGAGTTACGCTCTTCATCACGAATTTGACGTAGAGTTTCTGCTTGTCTATCGTAAATCTCAACGAGTCTACCTTGTTGGGCAGCAGCCACCGCAGCGTTATTACGAGCGTCAACTAATGCAGATGCTTGTTCATAAGCAGCCGTAACCGAAATTTTGCTCAAATTTTGAACTGCCTTTCCTCCAAAATCTATTACTTCCGTTGCCGCCTCAATAAAGTTATCCGTGATATCTTTTCCTGACTTAATGAAGTCTTTACCTACTTGGTCAATGTCCTTTTGAGTGGCTTTGATATTCTTACGCAGTTCTTTAATTGTCTTCGGGTCTTTGTCTCCCAAGAATGATTTCTCCCAAGCTAACTGAAGTTCTTGAACACCTAATTTAATGCCATAAAAAGCAAGTTTTAGAGGAGTGAGTGCTATGTTTAATAATCCACCCATCACTTTACCTAACGCATTGAAGCCACCAGTTGATTCATAAGCAGCCTTTGCAGCGTTTACCAATGCACCTACCGTTTGATTGAATAGGATAGATAGGGTTTCCATAATCTTTTGGAATCCACTTGCCGTTTCACCGCTTGATTCAAATGCAGATTTTAATCCTGCCAATGCTCCAATGATTAAACCGATACCTGCACCCTTGAGTGCCATACCTAAACCTTTGGCAGCAGAACTAATTTTCTTAAAGCCTTTAGATGCGCCATCAGCAGCATCGTCCGTCTTTTTGACTTCCTTATTTAACCTCTTAACGCTATCGGTTGAGTCATCAATATTATCAGCAACTTTCTTAAAGTCTTTTGCTGCTTCGTCTGCGTTCGATTCAACGTCAATCTTAATTTTTCTTGTCTCTGCCATTGTATAGTTTTTTTCTTAATTGTTGTTTCCACATTTTTTTTGTAGAGCTTGTCAGTTCGTGTTTCCCTTTGGCTATGTCAATCAACTCGGATTCTCCGTAGAAGTTGTCAAGTTGTAGCATTGCGATTATTTGCTTTATCATTGGATTATATAAAAAGATTCAGTTGTTGTGCTTCCGTCTAAATACGTATATGTAACTACGATAGTATAAACCGTACCTGCTGCGCCACTCGGCAAACCTATTGTCAAAGAACCGCTCGCAGTCATCGGATTCGGTGAGAAAGTTACGTCAGTATCAGAACACGAAAAAGATGCCTGTACTGCGTTGTTTGGTAGGTTGATTAGGTACTTTACGCTGCCGCCTTCAGTAGATACTTTCGGGTTTGGATTCGTAGAGTTGACAATCGGTCTAAAATCCAAGATCAGTTGCAGATCTGCGTCTCCGGTAGTTAAGTTCGTTCTCATCTCGTTGATGATGTACCTCCTGTCTCTGATTACAAGTCTATCGTTTAGCTGCAATCCTGTTAGTAGGCTCACAGGTAGTCTTGCCTTTACGCTAACTAAACGCTGCTTTAGATTGTAAAGGTTGTACAGGTAGCTGAAATAGTAATTAGCAAAGAGTGTGTTTTGGATAGGGTAGTCAAGTAGCGTACTTGTTTCGGGCGCAAAGTTCAAAGTATAGTCCGTGTTATTGTAGAGCAAGTCCTGCCCAAATGGAGTATAGTCAACAACCGTGCTATGACCTCCGCCATCGTTAGCCCATTTGAAATCGCTCTCTTGATTTCGGTACTGATACAATAGAACTGGCTTTGGTATGTATGGAGCAAACTCCGAGTTCAAAGAGTAGCCAACTTGCAATACCTGCGTTCCGTTAAATTTCTGCTGAAGTAAATTCTCGAAAGGTACTTCAACTACAAACTCACCGCCGTCGTAGTTGTATTGATATGTCGTGTCTCCGTAAGACTTGCTAAATGTCTGCGAGAAATACTTGTTGAGTATGCACTCGGAATCTTGGTACTTGAAAGAAATCTTTTTGTAGAGCGGCATCCTTGCGTGTTCAATTGTGTTGACATCAACGTACTCCGATACGTCTACAACTCCTCCTTTTGAATACCAGTCATCTAATGGCTCAACCCAATACTCTCCGTCCGTGATTGAGTAGACGGTCATATTAAACACCTTTAGAATCCCTGCGAAGAAATCAGCTATCTTCATAACAGGTGCGTTTGCCGAAAGGTCTACTGTAGATGTATAAACAACATTTGATGCAGCA